CAGGTGGACTTTTATTTCTAGACCATGATGGCCCTTCAGCAGCAAAAATATTAGGTGAATGGGGTTTTTCTCTCTCATCACTTCCACCCTCTTGGATGGTTACATCAGGTCGGGTTGGTAGGTTTCAAATAATTTATCAAGTGCCAGAAAAATATTGGTCTAAAATTAAAACTCGCAAATTTCAAACAGGAGTCAAAGATGAAGATGGTTCTGTTGAACAAATAGAACTACGCTGGGATGGCACACAGTCAATAGTTTCTGGTAAACATCCAATAACAGATGGTTACAGGTGGATGGATGGCAGATCACCAAAAGATATAAAACAAATAGCTGAAGCTCCTCTTGCCATAATCGAAAAGATGATGGAGCAGAAAAGAAAGAAAACAAAAACACCACAAATTCAAACATATAATTCAGATTCAGAGAAGGCACGTTCTTTATTACAGGCAATCAATCCTGATCGTTTAGATAACTATGACGATTGGATAAAAATTGGTATGGCTGTTCATTCTGTGGGAGATCATTCTTTATTTCACGATTGGGAGGCACTTTCTGAAAAAAATGCAAAATATAAAGGTGGAGAATGTCAGCTTAAATGGGATTCTTTTAAGTCATCTGGAGTCTCATTAGGCACTCTCCAAAAGTTTGCTTTAGAGGATGGTTGGACACCACCACAACGCAGTTTTCCAAATTCAATAAAACCACAGGAAAAATCAACAGTTATTCCAACTAAGCTTGAGCAACTAACATCACAGGAATTAATAAATTTTTTACGCAACCTCAAACAGGAAATAAGATTCAATATCTTTTCACATTCAATAGAAATGGATGGCAAAGTTTTAAAAAATATTGAGCTTTTTTATCTCACACTTGCAGAACTTGGTTATAAAGTTCCTAAAGAAATGGCTGTTGATTGCTTACTCAAAGTTGCACATGAAAATGAATATGACCCTGTAAAACTATATCTTGATCATTGTTACAACGAAATAAAACCAGAACTGTATGGCATTGAAAGAATGGCATCCACATATTTAAGGCCAGAGGATCAAAACTTACCAGAACCAACTATATATGACACTATGCTAAAACTTACTCTTATCAACGCAGTTAGAAGAGCTTATATGGCTGGTTGTAAACATGACACCGCAACAGTATTACAAGGGCCACAAGGAATTAAAAAATCTTCTTTTTGGCAAGTATTATTTGGTCCTTTCTTTTCAGACGCTCTCGGTGATATTTCATCAAAAGATGATCTTTTAGTACTTCACCGTTCATGGGGTATGGAATGGTCAGAGATTGATGGAGTGACAAGTCGTAAACACGCTGGGGTGATAAAGGCATTTTTATCAAGGTCAACAGATCTCCTCAGAGTTCCTTATGGCAAGGCCGTAGAAGAATGGCCAAGAAGAGGCATTATTGTCGGCTCAACAAACAAAGAATCAGGAGTATTAATAGATGACACAGGCAATCGTAGGTTTCACATAATTCCCTGCACGACAAAATCAATAGATCTTGATGCACTTCAATTAGAACGCGATTCTCTATGGTCAGCGGCTCTTTATCTATTTAAAAACAAAGAACAGCATTTTTTATCCACCGAACAGGAAAATCAAATTGAAAAAGAAAACCTAAAATATATGGTCGATAGTCCCTGGCAATCTGTTATCGTCAACTATTTAAATGATCCAGCCAATGCTCTTAAAGATATAACCATTGAACTTTTATTAACCGAAGCAATAGAAAAACCAATTTCAAATCAAACAAAATCTGACACCATGACTGTCTCATCTATTCTCAAATCTTTACATTATGAACGTAAAAGAAAAAGATTGGAGGGAACACCCAAATGGGTTTGGTTCTCACCTGTTCTCTCCCCTGTTCCCACTACTGGGAACGGCTAAAACTTTTACTATCACTATCTTATATATATATGTTCTCTATGTTCTCTATGTTTTATATATAAATATAATAATAGGTATATTAGGGGTATATATAGGGTTAGGTAAGTCTTAAGCATTTCTGGGAACACATGGGAACGTGGGAACATCTTCTAGTCTTAAATGAGTCTCATTTTGTTTATTTTTTTATACTGATCTACTATGGCAACATGACTTCAATTAATGATTTACAAAACGATCCTAAAAACGCTCGTAAGCGTACAGATAGATCTGCAAAACTTATAAAACAAAGCCTTGAGCAATATGGTGCGGCAAGATCAATAGTGATTGATGAAAATAACCGCATTCTTGCAGGCAATGGAACAATCGCAGGGGCTAAAGCCGCAGGGATTAAAAACTTAAAAATAGTAGAAGCAAATGGTGATGAAATAATTGCTGTAAAAAGATCAAATCTTACAGAAGATCAAAAAGTAGGTTTAGCAATAGCAGACAATAGAACAGGTGATCTTTCAGAGTGGGATATAGATATGCTTGAGCAATTATCAAAAGAGCATGACTTAAATGATTTTTTTGATAAAAAAGAACTTGATGACATACTTTCTAAAAAAGAAATATTACCAACTGAAGGTTTAACAGATCCTGATGACGTTCCACAAGCACCAGAAGAACCAATAACAAAAGAGGGTGATTTATATATTCTTGGTAATCACAGACTTTTATGCGGTGACTCTTTTATTATAAAAAATGTAGATTTTTTATTAAATGGAACAAAACCAGATTTGCTTTTTACTGATCCACCTTATGAATTAGGGCCAGCAGGCGGTGGAATCTTAGGAAAAAGCAATTTAATGAAACAGATAAAAACTAATAAAGTTGATAAATTTAACCCTCTTGATTTAATTCTTTTTGCTGAAACTAATATTTTTTTTCATAATAAACCTTTAATAAAACAATATATAGATTTAGCCGAAAAAAATAAAAAAAATTATGATTTATGTTTTTACAAGAAAGAAAATATCGTACCTAATTATGGAGGACACATGATGACTGATGTTGAATATATTGCATTAATTGGTAAGCAAAATCCAAAAAAAGGATTTCAAAAAGAAGATTATTCAAAAGTTTTTATTGGAAAAAAAGATTTAGATAATAAATTAAGTTATTCTAAACCTGTCGCAATATGTGAAAAATTTATAAAATTATATTCTAATTCAAATGTATTAGATTTATTTGCAGGTTCTGGTTCTACATTAATTGCGGCAGAAAGCTTAAATAAATTGTTTTTTGGAATGGAAAACAATCCAATTTTTTGCGATGTAATAGTTAAAAGATGGGAGGATTTTACAGGCAACACTGCAAAACGTGTATCATCTAATTAATGAGTAAAAAAGGATCAAAAGCTGAAACCATAATTAGATCACAGAAGTTTGCTCGTATTATTGCAAACGGTGGTCGTAGATCCGACTGCGTACGTTATGCAGCCGAGAATTGGGGGGTGGGGGAAAGAGCCTGTTGTAAGTACATAAACATAGCCAGAGAAGAGTTGAAAAAGGATTGGGACATGGAACGACCCCAAATGGTGGCTGATCTTTTGGCTCAATGTAGCACCTTACAGATGGAAGCTAGAAGGGCTGGTCATTATCATATTGCTTTAGGTGCTATCAATACAGCAGCAAAGTTAGCACAGATTGTTTCGTGAGTATTTTAGATACAGCAAAAGCTGGAAATGTTTTATATCAAATAGGGGCTTATGATTTACCGACAGCAAATGAAGCGATAGAACGTATAAATCAAGATTTACTTCCACATCAATCAAAATTCTGTGATGATCTTGACCATAGAAAACTTGCTTTAGTATGTGGCTTTGGTGCTGGAAAAACTCATGCTTTAATTTCAAAATCTTGCATATTAGCAGCTTTAAATGTTGGTCATGTTTCCGCAATCTTTGAACCAACAGCCCCAATGCTCAGAGATATTTTGCAAAGGACAATGAATGATCTTTTGGATCAATGGCAAATTCCTTACAGTTTTAGAGCTTCACCACTGCCTGAGTACAATCTGGAATTTAAAGAAGGCACTCACACAATCTTGTTAAGAACAATGCTTACATATCAACGTCTCCGAGGCCAGAATCTCTGTGCAGTGGGATTTGATGAGGCTGACACAATTCCGAAGAGAGAGGCAGAGCAAGCTATGAACATGGCTCTTGCAAGACTTAGATCAGGTAATGTTCAACAGTTTTATGCAACAACAACGCCAGAAGGTCATGGCTGGGCATTTGAAACATTTGAAAAAAATAGGAAATCTGATACAGGATTGATTCAAGCAAAAACAAAAGATAATCCATATTTACCAGAAAATTTTATTCAATCACTTGAAGAGAATTATCCACCGCAGTTAATAAAAGCCTACTTGCTTGGCCAATGGGTCAACCTCACAAGCGGCCAAGTTTATAATAGATTTTCCAGAGAAGATCACGTTATAAATAAACTCCCATTTGATACAAAGATGGAAACTCTTTTATGTGGGGTTGATTTTAATGTTATGAATTGCAACTGTGTTGTTGGTGTCAGGGATGGTGAAAAGCTAGTGATCATAGATGAAATTAGTAAACAAAAAGACACTGATGCTTTGGCACAAGAGATAAAAAGACGCTACCCTTCAAACAGAATATTAGTTTACCCAGACGCAAGTGGTTCAGCACGTTCAACGATTAACGCATCAAAGACAGACATCGCAATACTGCAAAGTTACGGCTTCAGTTCAATGGCTCTCAAAAGCAATCCCTTTGTCAAAGATAGAGTTGCAACCGTCAATGCGTTATTACAAAACGGAAAAGGGCAACGACATTTGGCGGTTCATGCCAGTTGCACTCGTTTAATTGAGTGCCTTGAGTTGCAAAGCTACGATGAAAAGACAGGAGATCCAGACAAACAAAACGGTTATGATCACATGAATGATGCTTTAGGTTATTTAGTATATCGTGAATTTAATTTGCTATATGGTAGAGCAGGCAGACCGACAGGAATTAGAATATATTAAAAGCAATGGTACTATGAGGAAAAACTGTGTATAGCTCATTAAATATTTACAACCAACCTATAACACAGGCTGTATCAACAGTTGAATCACCAAATGCGGCATATCAACGCATGGCACAGTTTTGGGATCTAATAACAGACTTAAAGGAAGGCACATACAAGATCAGAAGTGAACATAGAAAATACCTTCCTCAAGAAAGCAAGGAAAATGATGACAGTTATGACGTTCGACTTTCAAGATCAACTGTTGTACCTTACTTGCAACGAATCGAGAAAATGCTGGCTGGTATGCTCACAAGAAAACCAGTTCGTCTTGATGATGTTTCTGACTTAGTTAGAGAACAGTTGTTTGATGTAGATTTAGAGGGTAACGATCTCAATGTCTGGCTATATGAAACAGCCAGAACAGCGATTTCGTTCGGGCATTGTGGTGTGCTTGTAGATGCACCAAAAGAAGGTGATAAGACTAGGCCATACTGGGTGACATATTCACCACGAAATATTCTTGGGTGGAGAAGTGAGATCATAGATGGTGTAAGACAACTCACGCAGTTAAGGTTGTTGGAGAATGTTGTAGAACCTGATGGAAAGTATGGTGAGAAACAAATAAAGCAAATAAGAGTTTTAGAACGTGGTAGATATGAAATTCATAGAAAAGATAAAAAGAATAGTGAATATAAATTATTTGATGAAGGTGAAATGAGCCTTAAGGATAAGATACCTTTTGCTGTGGCATATTCCAACAGGGTAGGGTTTTATGAATCACGCAGCCCCTTATATGACATAGCAGAGTTAAACCTAAAGCATTACCAGATTCAATCAGACTTGGATAATATTTTGCATATTAGTTCTGTACCTTTACTTGCTGTCTTTGGTTATCCAAATGCTGATGAGATAACAACAGGTCCAAGTGAAGCTTTAGCATTACCACCAGAATCAAGGCTTGAATATGTAAGCCCATCAGGAGATAGTTATGATAGTCAGTTTCAAAGACTTGGTGATCTTAAGGAACAAATAAACACATTATCACTAGCTGCGGTACTAGGACAGAAGTTAGTCGGTGAATCAGCAGAGGCCAAGCGGATAGACCGTTCACAGAATGACAGCACTATGATGGTCATTGCTCAACAGATGCAAGACTTGATTGATAATTGTCTTAAATTTCATAGTGAATATCTAAATGAACCTAACGCAGGTAGCAGTTTTGTGAATAGAGACTTTGTATCTACAAGGCTTGAGCCTCAGGAGATAACAAGTCTGTTGACATTGTTTACTGCTGGCACTATCTCACAAGAGACACTTCTCAACCAATTATCTGCTGGTGAGATTCTTGGTGACGATTTTGATATCGAAGAAGAAATGGAGAGTACGCAAAGCGGAGGGTTGGTAGAAATGGAAGCACCAGAAGAACCAGCTACAGATGATGATGAATGAGTACACCA